AGACGCTTGACCCGGTGCTGATCGACGTGTGTAACACCATTTCTATCTGATATTTGGACTGAATTGAACGTAAATACGTGAAATACGGCATCTACAGATTGGATAAAATGTAGACAAAATCGGGTCACTCCTACACATTCCCTGTATTCAAATGCAAAAGTGGTATAAGGAATTATGGGATCTTTTCAATCTCATTTTTAAGCCAGTCGATGCTTCTTTGGGTATAAACACGTTCAGTAAGGTCTTTAATATGGTGCCCAACAAGTCGTTTGATGGCATATTCGTCCATGTTATACTTTTTGGCCATTGTAACAAAAGTAATACGTCCATCATGGCCTTTATGCTCAGAGTTCAGTGACAGCAGAGGAACGACTTCGTTGACAAGCTGCACGGAAAAAGAGGCATAGCGCATTTGCGTGACTTCACCTTTTACGGTGTTCTGATGATGGAAACCACGCTGGCGGATCGTGAAAAATAAATAAGGCGAACCTGCTTCGAGCGCTTTTTCGTAGCGGGCTTTTACCAGATTGTAAATTCGGGGATGAATCGGCACTGTTCGGTTTATCCCCGCTTTTGTTTTTAAGCCGCCTGTAAATGTGCCCACATCCATATCAACATCCTTCATTTTCAGGTCGCATAGTTCTCCGGGACGCCAGCCAGAGTAGCACTGAATTAGAATCATGTCAATGATAGGATGCTTGTCTATATTTGCCCATAGAAGATCGAGTTCTGCTTCGGTATAGGGAATATGACTATTCGGTTTGCGGACATACCCCGAATCGATCGTGAACATACGAGCATAATTTTTATCGACGAGTTCGCGGGAGACTGCATAATCAAAGAGCAGATTATAAAGATTTTTCATTGAGTCTTTATTATTGTTTTGTGCATGGCGAGTTTCTCCGGCGTAAACGATGGTTCCGTTTTCAATACAATTCTGCAGGTGCGAGATATGAACGTCGCGGACAAGCATGTTATGAATCGAGGAGGAGTAGGCCCATGCTCTTTTATAACGGGAAATCGTAGAAGAATCCACTTTTTTCTCTTTCGTGGTCAGCCACATATCAAAAAGGTCCTGCATGGTTGTTTTATTGCTAAGGTCAAATGGATGCGCGTTGTATTTCATAAGCGCTTCATATGCTTCATTATACGTTTCAAAATAAGCGACCGGACGGAGCGGGCATACGATCGGTTTGCCTTCATCAGTTCTTCCGGCTGTGACCATTGCCCGAAAGGGCTTGCGAAGATTACGCCCTCGGACTTCGGAAATCTGGCCGAATCCATTGGGAAGACGCATATGTTTTTTCTTTTTTGGTGGCAGCGATGACTTGGATTTGAGCGGGTAACCGCAATGAGGACAAGCTGTTGCCTTATCGCTCACTTGTAGACAACACTCTGGACAGAGTTTTAACATGGAAACCTCCTTCAATCATTGTATAAATTTGCCATTTTCACTCAAAAGCTCGGTCAACCCGGGCTTTTTCTGTTTGAAAAGCTATTCTAGGTTAAACGATAGATTTTTGCTTGTCAATCCTTCATGGCGAAAAAGATAAAAAACAGCACGTGGGGGACCATTTTTACAAGTATCATCCTTTTGAGCCTGGGAACGTATTTGGACGCTCCTAGAGTAACACAAAAGGAGTACGATAGAATGGATAAAGCTAGATTAGAAATGGGTTCGGTTCCTGTACGGATTGCAGCACGAGTATACGGCCGGGACCCGGCATGGGTGCGTGCAGGCATCATTGCAGGGTGGCTTCCGATTGGCGAGGCAACGAGGAACGGAAAGCGCGTTACGGATATTCAGCAGATGAACTCAAAGCTGGGCAGAATCAGCTATTACATCTCTCCCAAGTCAGCATAGAAGAGGACGGCCGCGAGATCTTTATGGGCTATATCACCGAAATGGAAAAGAACTTTGAGCTGGACATGGAAGTGACCTGCGAGAGCGAGTTTGGATACTTGCAGGACAGAGACTGTCGGGTGGAGAACAAGTTCTACACGGCGTCCGAACTGCTGGCACTGGCGCTGACCGTGGAGGATGACCCGGAAGAACACGTCGGCTTCAAGGGCGAAGGCAAGGTGTTCCTGCCCGGAAATGTGACCATAGAAAAGCCGGAAAGTGACACGGACAAGGAGACCAAAGCCATCAGCGACTGCTGGAGCGTACTGACGAACAGCCTGACCGGAAAGTACGGCGGATATCTGCGCCTGCGCAAAGAAATCAAAATGGTGGACGGCGTGCGCGTTTACACAAGATATCTGGACTATCTGGCAAAACTGAACGACAAGACTGATCAGGTGATCGAGCTTGGAAAGAACCTGCTGGACATTTCGTACTACATCAAGGCCGGGGACATCGTGAATTCGGTGAAGGCATATGGTTGGTACAAGAGCGGATGGTTCTTCTGGGAGACCACGAACCCCATCTCGCGGGAAGCGTACAACGGAGAATCCATCAAGAAGTACGGCCTGTGCCAGCGCGTCCTTGTTGTGGAAGGAACCGATTCCACGGAAGACAGCCTTTTGAAGAAGGCCACGGACGAGCTGAAAAAGTACAGCGGTTTCACCGGAAGTGTGCAGATCAACGCTGCAGACCTGTGTGATATTGGTGTGGACACCGACCGGCTGGACTTTATGAAGGAGACGTACGTGCTCTCGGAGCCGCACGGTATCGATGACTGGCTGCCCTGCACGAAGGAAGTGATCCTGCTGCATGAGCTGGACCAGAAAGACTTTACCTTTGGTGCGACCACGGCAAAGCTCTCGTCTTTGCAGGCGGGCAACTTTGCGACGGCAGGCAAGGCGTGGAACGCGATCCAGTCCACCATTGGATACATCAACAAGTGAGGAGGATCAATGTACCATTCTCTTATTATAAATGTAGGCGATAACTACATTGACACCTGGGACGACTGGAAGCTGATTCCTTCCTCGCGGCCGGTGATCGCACCACCAATTGAGCGGACGAAGTTCGTGACTGTGCCCGGCAGAGACGGCGCACTGGACTACAGCCGTACCCCTGCAAACCGTCCTACCTACGATGACCGTACCGGAAAAATTGAGTTCTACCTCGAAAACGACTATGCTGGCTGGGACTGGGAGACCGCGTACACGACCATCTGCGAGACCTTGAAGGGACAGCGGGTGCGGTTTGCGCTGGAGGACAATCCCAGCCATTATTATTCGGGTCTCTTGTGTGTGAACCAGTTTAAAAGCGACAAGGGACACTCGAAGATCACGCTGGAGTACAACTTGCACCCGACCATGTACACCCTGAAGGTGGAAGCCGTGGCGCTGAACGTATACGATCTGAAGCTGAACAGAGGCATGGAGTACCAGCTGCTGGTGGGCGTTGGGCCGACGAATACGTTCTACCGCAAGATGAACGTGACCGCGAAACCGCGGGACGTGGTGAAAATTACTCAAAATGGGACCATTCTGGCCCTGCGGAAGGGCACAGCGGTGGTGACGGCAGAGTGCGGCGGTGTGAAAGCCGAGTGCGCCGTGACGGTAGGCGCTTACGAGAGCTTTGCCATTGAGCGGGCACTGGACGGCGTGAGTGAGACGAATCCGGTGGGGAGCATCGTTGCCGGCATGAGCTACCAAAATGTGTTCAACGTAGGCGACAGCGAGAAGGAGATGCTGGAACTGACCGTAGAGATGGGCGGCACGGATGTGACCGGAAGTTGTGTTGTCATGGCAGAGGACAACGCGAGCGCACAAATCAAAATGGCATCGGTGACGGGAAATATCAAGATCACAGCGCATGCTGCAGCAAAGCCGGTGGCGGCGATGCTGTGTGCAGATATCCTGCCTGTGGAGGTAAAGCCGCTGAAACGGGTAGAAGGAGCATTCCGGCTTGGAAGATGAAAGGAAGGATGATATTTGAGTTTGGAAGCGTACTCCATTTTGAAAAATGGAAACGAAAAGCTCTCGGAGCATTTCAAGGTGCGCGAGTTCTACTGCCGTGACGGCAGCGACCCGGTGTTCATTGACACGGCGCTTGTGGAGGTGCTGGAGAAGATCCGTACGCACTTTGGCAAGCCTGTGACCATCACGAGTGGGTTCCGCACGGCAAGCTGGAACGCAAAGCAGAAGAATGCCGCAAAGTTCAGCCAGCATCTGTACGGCAAGGCGGCAGACATTCAGGTGCAGGGCATCAGCGTGGAGCGGGTGTATGCCTACGCGGACAGACTGCTGGGCAACGCCGGTGGCTGCGGCATTTACCCGCCCGGTCTGGGACGCGCCAACGGCTGGGTGCATGTGGACGTGCGCAAAGCCAAGAGCCGCTGGAAGGGGTGAGCGCCGATGGAAAGCATCATTGCCGCCATCCTCAGCGGTGTTGTGACCCTGATCGGCGTACTGATTGCAAACTCGCGTTCCAATGCCGTGATGGAATACAAAATTGAGGAGCTGACCCGGGAAGTCCGCAAGCACAACGGTTTTGCGGAGAAGATCCCGGTCATCCAGAGAGACATTCAGGTGTTGAATCACAGAATGTCCGACATCGAAGTACATGAATACGAACACGAAAGGAGCAACGTATGAATTTCAACATTACTGCAGGCACCATTGCACGTACCGCCGTTCTTCTGCTGGCTCTGACCAACCAGATGCTGAGCGCCATGGGCAAGAGCCCGCTGCCCATCGAGAGCACCACTGTGGAGCAGCTGGTGACGGCTGGCATCACGACCATTGCGGCACTTGTCGCATGGTGGAAGAACAACTCCTTTACGAAGGAAGCCATTGCGGCCGACAAGGAGTACGACCGCCTGAAGGCAAAGAGCGGGAAGTAAAAATGATATTTTGGGCAGGGCAGGAGCGGAAAATGTGGTCCACACACGTATCCAACGCTGAATGTTTCTTCTGCACTGCCTGAAAATAGTTCATCTGGCACTCACCGAAGGCAGGAACTGTCTGTATAACTCAAAATAGAGTGACCGGTAAGATGAAGAAAGCCCCTGCAACGATCGTTTATGGCTCTGAGTGGGAGCTGTGAGCGAAAGTTGCAGGGACTTTTATTTTTAGAGGAAATGCGATATTATAAGAAGATTGATAATCAACAAGAGAACTGGACTCGATAGATGGCGAATGGATTTGGACGGAGCATTGTTTGGGTGGATTTTTTGGCAAAAATATATCGATAATACGAGCAAAATTCAACGGTACGGGGTTTGTGTAACACCATTTCTATCTGATATTTATAAAGCCAATACTATGGAGCTGTTCT